ATTGCAAGAGCACCATACTTTTCATTTATCAGTGTATTACATTTTCGTGAAAGTCTTGGACTTCGAGGAGAAGATCACATATACTTAATGAAAGAGCATTTCTATCAGGCATTAAATGAAACTGAACATTTGGAAGAAATGGAACTTAGAGAAGGAAATAAGTATTGGATCGATCGCTTCTTTGCCAAACATCTTGTTTTGGTTTATTATTGGATCATGGTTGGGTATTATCTTATCGATCCTACTAACGCTTATGATATCAACATGAAGATCGAAGCACATGCTTATGAAACTTATGTTAAGTATAATGCATTACATCCAGAAGATAAGAAGATAGCAGAGATAGCAGAAGATGAATTGAAGCATGCGAAAGAACTACAACACGCAATGTCAATGATATGATTGTTTGGAGTATTGTATGGATGATTGCAATACTTGTCATTTGTGTTAGTATTGTGATATACTACATACTAAGATTCGATCATTTCTGGCCAAATGAATAAAATTTATGCAACTTGTATTATTGGTGCAGTAGCATGGTGTGCTGCAGCACAAGCTTGTAGTCCTCGTTTGGATGGGGGAGAAACTTATTGTCCTCCTTTTGATGAACCTCTTAAACCTAAACCTACTCTACCAAAAGAAGAGATGAGAGGTGACCTTGATGTTTATAACATTCATCATTGGACAGCAATACAAGGTATGTTTATTAGAAATCAAAGAAGAGAAGAAATAGAGAAAAATATGACTCATCCTTCCGATGCTATAAATACAGCTATAGAATCATGGGAGGATGATTATGGGAGTTATGACACCACCGAGCAGGAAGAGCTGCTACAACTTTCGAGTGACGGAGATTAATCGTGTTGTTGATGGGGATACTATTGATGTCACCATTGATCTTGGGTTTGACTTATACAAGAAAGAAAGAGTTAGAATTGCAGGAGTTGATACGCCAGAGAAAAGAACAAGAGATCTTGAAGAAAAAGCATTGGGATTAGATGCTACAAACTGGATGAAAGAAAAATTGGAGGGAGCAATCGATGGAGATGATGAACTCGTTATACGAACTGAACTCAAAGGTGGCATGGGTAAGTATGGTAGGTTGCTTGGTTGGTTATACGTTGGCGATGATAATGTATCACTCAACGAACAAATGATTGGTGAGGGATATGCCTGGCCGTATGATGGTGGTACAAAGAACAAGAACTTTGAGGAACTACGAGAACTTCGTAGATCTCGTGGCACATTGAATGAAGGATAATGATCAAACTTCTTAGATTATTATTGACACCTTTTATGTGGTTGAAGAATATACTTGATCCACAATGGTGGGCAAATCTTATTGGTAATAAAACAGGATTATTTCAACGTGCAAGAAATAATCGATATAGAAGATGGTTAGAAACATTACCACCAAGAAAGAAGATTGCTATTGAATTAGGTGTTGCTATACCTTTGATGATTCTAATGGATCATTATATTCTTATGCCTTATCTTGGCATGGCAATGTTGCCTTGGAACTGGGATTGGAGTGGAGGATAATGACTAAAGAATTAAACGACTTAAACGTTAATAATGTTCTTAACGAATTGCGTCCATACATAGAATCTGATGGAGGTTATCTTGAGTATATCGGTATAGATTACTTGAAAGAAGGTGCTATTGTTATGGTTAGAATGGGAGGAGCATGCTCAGGTTGTGCAATGAGTGCCCAAACTTTACAGTTGGGTATTGAACGTAGAGTCAAAGAAGTATTTCCTGAGGTCACACAGGTATTAGCAGTATGAGTATCAAACAAGAGATATACTTAGGTAATCCTAATCTTAAAAAAGCAAACGTATCTACTCAGTTTACTAAGAAACAAGTTGCTGAGTACATGAAGTGTGCTCAAGATCCTGTCTATTTTATTAGAACATATATTAGAATCGTTTCATTAGACGAGGGTGTCATACCTTTTGACATGTATGATTTTCAAGAATCAATGGTAGAGAAGTTTCATCAACATAGATTCAATATTGCAAAACTACCTCGTCAGTCTGGTAAGTCTACTATTGTTACAGCATATCTACTATGGTATGTTCTCTTTAATGCTAATGTAAATGTCGCAATCCTCGCAAACAAAGCACCAACTGCAAGAGAAATGTTGGGCAGGCTACAACTTTCTTATGAGAATCTCCCAAAATGGATGCAACAAGGTATTCTCGGTTGGAACAAAGGGTCACTCGAATTGGAGAACGGAAGTAAAATCCTCGCTTCTTCTACTTCTGCTAGTGCTGTTCGCGGTATGTCCTTTAACATTATATTTTTGGACGAATTCGCGTTCGTTCCGAATCATATTGCTGAACAGTTCTTTGCTAGTGTCTATCCTACTATATCTTCTGGTAAGTCAACCAAAGTTATTATCATTTCTACCCCACATGGGATGAATCAATTCTATAAGTTATGGCATGATGCTGAACGTGGTGCTAATAACTATGTTGCAACTGAGGTACACTGGTCACAAGTACCTGGTAGAGATGATAAATGGAAACAACAAACTATTGAAAACACATCTGAAGCACAGTTCAGAGTTGAGTTTGAGTGTGAGTTCTTAGGATCTGTTGATACTCTTATTACTCCAAGCAAGTTAAGAATAATGCCATATAAAGATCCAATTCAAGAGAATAGAGGTCTTGCAGTATATGAACATGTACAAGAAAATCATAATTACATTATCACAGTTGACGTATCAAGAGGAGTTGGTAATGATTACTCAGCATTTTGTGTCATAGATACAACCACAGTCCCATATAAAGTAGTAGCAAGATATAAAAATAATCAAATAAAACCACTCGTATTCCCAAACCTTATTGTAGATGTAGCAACTAACTATAATGGTGCATATGTATTATGTGAGGTAAATGATATAGGTGGGCAAGTAGCAGACATTATACAATATGATCTAGAGTATGAGAATTTACTTATGGTATCCATGAGAGGTAGAGCAGGTCAGCAACTTGGTCAAGGATTCTCTGGTAAGAAGACTCAACTAGGTATTAAGATGTCAACTGCTGTTAAACAGGTAGGATGTTCTAACCTTAAAGCATTGATTGAAGATGATAAATTAATCGTAGAGGACTATGATACTATTGCGGAACTGACTACATTCATACAAAAGGGTCAATCATTCCAAGCGGAAGATGGATGTAATGATGACCTAGCAATGTGTTTGGTTATATTCTCATGGATGGCAATGCAACCATACTTTAAAGAAATGCATGATAACGATGTAAGACAAAGAATATATGAAGATCAGAGAGACCAGATAGAACAAGACATGGCACCATTTGGATTTGTATCTGATGGATTAGAAGAAGATCAGTTTCAAGATGCTCAGGGTGATGTATGGCAAATCGCGGAGTATGGAGATAAATCTTATATGTGGGAGTACAGGTGAAGTTTTAAAAATATAAATAATCTTAGACAAACCCGATTGAAGCATTAATTCAGGAGTATATAAACATGGCAACTAATCAATCATCGCCAGGTGTAGTAATTCAGGAAAGGGATCTCACTACTGTCTCTACTATTCCTACCGCGAATGTTGGAGTTATTGCAGCACCATTTACCAAAGGACCTGTAGAAGAAGTAATTGAGATTACTTCAGAAAGACAGCTCGCAGAAAAATTTGGTGAACCAAACGAAAGTAACTATGAGTACTGGTTCTCTGCAGCACAATTTTTATCCTACGGTGGTTTACTAAAAACCATTCGTGTTAATTCATCTTCATTAAAGAACGCTGTTGACACAGGTACAGCACCTTTAGTTAAGAATTTACAAGACTACGAGACAAGCATTGAAGAAGCATCCAACAATTTTTCATGGGTTGCTCGCACACCTGGTGATGTAGGAAACTCAATCGGTATCTTCGTCACAGACGCAGGTGCAGACCAAGTAGTTGTAGTTCCTGCTCCTGGTTCAGGTAACGAGCATGAGTTTGTTGCAGACGCTGCTGTATCTGCTGCATCTGGTGCTGCAGGTAAAGTATTTAAGTATAGTATCATCTTAACAATTGACGATGTAGTTGGTACATTCACACCTGGTTCTACTACAACAATTAGTATCAGTGGTTCTAATGAGACAGTTAACGTCCTTGCTTATGACGCTACTAATAAGAAATTAGAAATCGGACTACCTAGCGGTGGTGTTACAGGTATCCTTGCAGATAACATGGTTATTACACAGGGTACAAATACTGCTAAAATTAATGTCACAATCGAAAGAAAACTACTTGTTGCTCTTGACAAGTCAAGTATTGAATTTGCTGCTTCTGACGTTATACAAGATACAAACTCAACAAACATTACTGTAACATCAGTAAGAGATGAGTATACAGAACGTGAGTATCTACCTGGCGTTAAGTGGATCAACGTTGCTCCTAGACCTGGTACTTCACTCTATGCAAATGGAGTTGGTGGACACAGAGATGAGATGCATGTTATTTTAGTTGATATTGACGGTGGTGTCACTGGAACAGTTGGTGCTCTTCTTGAAAGATACATTGACGTTTCTAAAGCATCTGATGCTAAGACATCTGTTGGAGAAACAAACTACTATGCAGAAGTAATTAAGCAGAAGTCAGAGTTTATCTACTGGGCAGAGCATGAGGCAACACTTTTTGCTGCTACATCATCTGCATCTGATGGTTTATTTGGACAAACTGCAGCAAGCAGACAATTCAACTTATTCCGTAGTGCAGCTGGTTCTACAGATTATCCTGCAGGAGTGACAACTCTAGGTTCTAAGAACAATGCTACTTACTACTACAGATTAGCAGGTGGAGTAAACTACACAGTATCAGCAGGACAGTACACAATTACTAATACTGATATAGGTAGTGCATACGAATTAATTGGAGATCCAGAATCACAAATCGTTGACTTTATCATTGCAGGTCCTTCTGGAACAAGTGATGCAAACGCACTTGCAAAGATTACATCTCTTGTAAATATCGCAGAAGAAAGAAGAGACTGCATGGTATTCGTTTCACCTCGTAGAGGAAACGTAATCGGAATTAGTAATACAACAACTATTACTACAAATATCGTAGACTTCTTTAAGAAACTACCAAGTTCTTCTTACATGGTATTTGACTCAGGATACAAGTACATCTATGACAAGTATAATGACGTTTATCGTTATGTACCTTGCAATGGAGATATCGCAGGTCTATGTTTACAGACTAACGAAATTTCAGAACCTTGGTTCTCACCTGCAGGATTCCAACGTGGTGTACTAAGAAATGCAATTAAGTTAGCATACACACCAAACAAAGCACAAAGAGATCAACTCTATGCAAACAGAGTTAACCCAATTGTTTCATTCCCAGGACAAGGTGTTGTTCTTTACGGAGACAAGACTGCACTTGGATTTGCATCAGCGTTTGACAGAATTAATATACGTCGTCTTTTCCTAACAGTTGAGAGAGTTATTAGTACTGCTGCTAAGGCACAACTCTTTGAACAGAACGATGAGGCACAGAGATCACTATTCATCAATATTGTTGAACCATATCTCCGTGATGTACAGGGTCGTCGTGGTGTAGTTGACTTCTTAGTTAAGTGTGACAGCACAAATAACACACCTGAGGCAGTTGACCGTGGTGAGTTCTATGCGGAAGTATTCTTGAAACCAACAAGAACAATCAACTATGTACAGTTGACATTCGTTGCTACAAGAACTGGCGTAAGTTTTGCAGAGGTTGCTTCATAAACCTCTCAAAATATTATTTTGACTAAATATAAAAGACGGAGATCCTAATTAAAAATGGCACAAAAAGGAACAATTGATCAATTTAAGGCGAATGTTAAGTCGGACTTCGCTAGACCTAATCTATTTCAAGTAGATTTGGCATTTCCAAGCGAAATAATACAAGACTCAGACCTTGTTAACTTAGGTAAGTTTACTGTTCGTGCAGCAAACCTTCCAAGTTCACAGATTGGTGTAATAGAAGTTCCTTTTAGAGGAAGAGTATTAAAGATAGCTGGAGACAGAACATTTGAACCTTGGACAATTACTATCATGAACGATAGTCAGTTCAAGTTAAGATCCGCAATGGAATTGTGGGCAAGTTCAATCCAAGCATACAATGAGAACTTTACTTCTGCAGGTACACTCGGAGACAATTCAGATAGTTCTGGATACTTCGCTGACATGACAGTTCATCAGTTAGCAAGAGATCTTAAAGATGGAGAGTCACCTAAGATTCTTAAGTCTTATAAGTTCTATAATATCTTCCCAAGTAATATCGCTGCTATTGATCTAGATTACGGAAACAATGATGCGGTTGAAGAATTTACTGTAGAGATGCAAGTACAATACTGGAAACCTCTAGGTCAGGTCACTACTCAGTAATAATTTGACTTTTTGAAACCTGTATAAATATATCAGAACCAAAAATTAAATCGTAATGGCACAACAACTCTTTGGATTTTCATTACAAAGAGCGAAGAAGGTTCCTAAGGGACCTTCTTTTGTTCAGAAGGATAGTTTAGATGGATCGCAACCCATAGTTGGTGGCGGTTATTTTGGCTACTCCGTTGACTTTGATGGTACTATTCGTAATGATCATGAACTAATCACTCGTTATAGAGAGATGGTTTTGAATCCAGAATGCGATAGTGCTGTAGATGATGTAGTGAATGAGACTATATGTGGGAACTTTGATGATGTTCCTATATCAATAGACTTACACAATTTAAAACAATCAGAAAAAATTAAGAAGTTAATTCGTTCAGAATTTGATGAAATACTTCGTCTTCTTGATTTTGATAACAGAGCTTATGAAATCTTCCGTCGATGGTATGTTGATGGGAGATTGTTTTTTCATAAGGTAATAGATCCTAAAAAACCAAGACAGGGTTTAGTAGAACTAAGATACGTTGATCCTAGAAAGATCCGTAAGGTGACTGAATATGAGGCAAAGAGACCTGAAGCATTAAGAACTCAAGATCTCAATCAGCAACTTACACAACAGAGTGCATCTTACTTCTTATATAATCCAAAAGGTTTAAAGAATTCAACCAATCAGGGTATGAAAATTGCACCTGATTCAATTGCTTATTGTCATTCTGGTATACAGGATCTCAATAAAAACATGGTGTTGTCACACCTACACAAAGCAATTAAGGCAGTCAATCAATTAAGAATGATTGAGGATAGTCTAGTTATATACAGATTATCAAGAGCACCAGAAAGACGTATATTTTATATTGACGTTGGTAATTTACCTAAGAACAAAGCGGAGCAATATCTCCGTGAGGTTATGGGTAGATACCGTAACAAATTGGTTTATGATGCAAACACAGGAGAAATCAAGGATGACAAGAAATTCATGTCAATGCTCGAAGACTTCTGGCTACCCAGACGAGAGGGAGGACGAGGTACTGAAATCTCTACGTTGCCAGGTGGACAGAATCTTGGAGAACTTGAGGATGTCAAGTACTTCCAGAAGAAACTTTACAAAGCACTCAACGTTCCAAGCTCAAGGTTAGAAACAGAAACTACCTTTAACATTGGTCGTGCTGCTGAAATCACTAGAGATGAAGTAAAGTTCCAAAAATTCATAGCACGTTTGCGTAAAAGATTCTCTGAATTATTCGTAGATCTTTTAAAAACGCAACTCATTCTTAAGGGCATATGCTCTATTGAAGAATGGGAAGAGATGAAGGAACACATTCAGTTTGACTTTATTGCAGATAACTATTTCACAGAACTTAAAGAGATAGAAATCCGCAACGAAAGGATGAATGAAGTTGCACAAATGGATCCTTACGTAGGTAAATACTTCTCAGCGAACTATATACGTACGAAGGTTCTTAAACAAACCGAGTCAGAGATCAAAGAAATCGACAAAGAAATTAAACAAGAAATCGCTGACGGAGTTATTATGGATCCACAGGCAATGCAAGCCATAGAGATGGGTATTGGTGATGAAGAACCTGTACCTGAAGGTGGTGAAGAACCGCAAACTGACCCTAATTCTGCAGTTAGTCCCGCAGATCAAAAGAGGGGAGAACTCTAATTCTATAAATACATAATGGAGGACACTAATTATGCCTACTGACGTAGCAAATCAAATAGTAAATCACATATTCGGTGATGAAAAAGCAAAGGCAGTTGATGCAGTAAACGATGCATTAGCCGCGTCTGCATATGATGCGATTCAAGCAAAGAAACTTGACTTCGCACAAAAGTGGGGTTTTGATCCTGATCAAACAGGACAAGCTGTTGCTGATGAACTTGCTGATAAAGCAACTGATACAGGCGATGTCACTGATGTGGATTATCAAGGTCGCAAACCAGAAGATCCAGATCCTAATGAGCCAGTAGAACAACCTACTGCATCCGCAGAAGAACCAACCGAGGAACCAAAAGATGAGACTGATAGCTGAAGAACTTACAGAAGTTAAATTTTTAACAGAAGAAAAGGAAGGTAAAAAGAATTACTTTATAGAAGGTATATTCTTACAGTCTGAAATTGCAAACAAGAATGGACGTATGTATCCTTTCAAAACTTTGCAGAGAGAGGTTGCTAAGTATCATGAGAACTTTATCCGTCAGGGTAGAGCACTCGGAGAACTTGGTCATCCAGAAGGTCCTTCAATAAATCTTGATAGGGTATCACATAAGATCGAACGTCTTAGCGAAGATGGAAACAACTTTGTTGGTCGTGCAAAAATTCTTGATACACCTAACGGAAAAATCGCTAAGTCATTGCTAGACGAGGGCGTAAGGTTGGGAGTCTCATCTAGAGGCATGGGTTCTTTGAAGAAAGAATCTACATGTAATGTGGTTCAAGATGATTTTATGCTCGCTACTGCAGCAGATATTGTTGCAGATCCTTCAGCACCTGACGCATTTGTGGATGGTATCATGGAAGGAAAAGAGTGGGTTTGGGATAATGGTATCCTAAAAGAGTCTGCTATTGCTGAAATTAAAAAAGAAATAGATCAGGCAACCCTCAGAAACTTAGAGGAAAGAAAGATTTCCGCGTTTGACAAGTTTTTGAGAAGTTTATAATTTATAAATAAATATATAATACAGCAACGTAAAAATTTAACGGAGTTAAAAAGAAATGGCTGAAACCCTCGAAAAGGATTTAGATAACATGGAAGAAGTGACCGAAGGTTCCAATCCTGTAACTAAAAACGCAAAACCTGGCGAATCAATGGACACCTCTAAAGGTGGTGCTTCTAAAGTGATCACGGTCACTTCCGATTCGATGGAAGGTGCGAAAGGAACTAAGAACGCAGGTAAATCTGCAGCAGCACCAGTAGGTAAGGCACCTGTTCCTTCCACAAAACCAAGTGATGCGTCCGCAAAGATGGAGGAAACTGAATCTAATGACGAAACAATCGCAGAAGAAGAGACCTCTGAAACCAAGTACGACTTTACTCAAGATGTTGACGCTCTTGTCTCAGGTGAAGAACTATCAGAAGAGTTCAGAGTAAAGGCAGCAACTATCTTTGAAGCAGCAGTCACTGCTCGCGTTAACGAAGAAAGCAAAGCGTTGCAAGAAGCATTTGAAGAATCTCTAACCGAAGAGGTAGAGAAGATCAAAACAGATTTGGCCGAGAAGGTAGATGACTACGTTTCTTATGCTACTAAACAGTGGATAGAGGAGAACGCTCTCGCTGTTGAACATGGCATTAAGAATGAGATGGCAGAGTCATTCTTCAATGGTCTAAAAGATCTCTATGTGGAGCACAACTTTACTGTTCCCGAAGAGAAGTTCAACCTGTTAGATGGAATGACAGGAGAACTTGATGAGATGGAGAAAAAGCTCAACGAACAAATAGACACCAACATCGCTTTACAAAAGCGAATAGGTGAGTATAGTAAAATGGAGATTGTGAACGACGCAGCTACTGGTCTTGCTGAAACCCAAAAGGAGAAGTTAGCATCACTAGCAGAGGGTGTTGAGTTTGAAAATGAAGAAGATTTTAGAAATAAAATCGAAACTATCAAGGAATCATACTTCACTAGGAAGGCTGAAATTGCTGAAGAAGCAAAAGAACCCACCGAGGAAGCATCACAACCATTGGTAGAATCCACTGTGTCTGGCACTATGGGCAAGTACGTAGATGCACTAGCACGTTGGTCCAAATAATTGTAAATTAACTACTTTAAAAAGGAGACATAAATGTCTATACAACAACTCCAAGAGAAGTGGGCACCCGTATTGAATCACGAATCAGTTCCTGAAATCAAAGATTCATATAAAAAAGGCGTAGTTGCACAACTCTTAGAAAACCAAGAAAACGCAATCAGAGAAGAAGGTCAAGTTCTTAACGAGACTCTTCAGACTACAGGTTATACCACAGGCGATACCGCTACAGGTCCTGTTGCAGGTTTCGACCCAGTTTTGATCAGTCTAATCAGACGTTCAATGCCACAACTCATTGCATATGACGTTGCAGGTGTTCAACCAATGACAGGTCCTACAGGTCTTATCTTCGCAATGAGATCATTCTACGGATCAGAGCGTAGACCTGCAAACAGTGACTTCAGAGAAGCACTATTCAACGAACCTAACGCAGGTTTCTCAGGTGGAGCTGGTACAGGATTATCAAACTACGATCCTACTGCTTCTTCATCTGCAGTTAACGATGCTGAAGGTGCAAACCCAGGATTACTTAACGATAGTTCACCAGGAACTTACGAGGTAACTGGCGATGCTACAGGTATGGCAACAGCAACTGCTGAAGCATTAGATGATTCATCTGCTTCAACAGCCTTCAGAGAAATGGGTTTCTCCATTGAGAAGGTAACTGTTACTGCTAAATCTAGAGCATTAAAGGCAGAGTACAGCATAGAGATGGCTCAAGACCTTAAGGCGATTCACGGATTGGACGCTGAATCTGAATTAGCAAATATCCTTTCAACAGAGATACTTGCTGAAATTAACAGAGAAGTCGTTCGTACAATCTATGTAAACGCTGTTAAAGGTGCTATCGCTAACACTGCTACAGACGGTATATTTGACTTAGACGTTGACTCAAATGGTAGATGGTCAGTTGAAAAATTCAAGGGACTATTATTCCAGATTGAAAGAGACGCTAACGCAATCGGTCAAGAGACAAGACGCGGGAAGGGCAACATTTTGATCTGCTCTGCAGACGTTGCATCTGCTCTCGGAATGGCTGGAGTACTTGACTATGCACCTGGTCTACAGGGTAATGCACAGTTAACAGGTGTAGATGATACTTCATCAACTCTTGTTGGTACACTTAACGGACGTATCAAGGTTTATGTTGACCCATATTCTTCAAACGTAGCTGACAAGCACTTCTACGTTGCAGGATACAAAGGTACATCACCTTATGACGCAGGATTATTCTACTGTCCTTACGTTCCATTACAGCAAGTTAGAGCAATCAACCCTAACACCTTCCAACCAAAAATCGGGTTTAAGACACGTTATGGTATGGTTTCAAACCCATTCTCAGGTGGTCTTACACAAGGTTCTGGTGCACTTACAGCTAACGCTAACAAGTACTACAGAAGAGTACAGGTTGCTAACCTCATGTAATTCTCTTAAGAAAGAATTAATATTAAAGCACCCAAAAGGGTGCTTTTTTATACTAAATAATATTACACGTGTGAAAAGGGGAAGGAGTGTCTGCAAAGGCACTCTTTTTTTTGTCACTAAATAAAGATGTAGAGTATGTTTAACTATGATTAATGATGTAAGGTTTGAGGACTTCATTGGTATTTTTGATACTAATTACAATACTCAACCACTTATTGACTATTGGGAATATCAACATAAGTGTGGTGCTACGTTTAATCGTAAAGGTATCTTTAATCAAGAACGCAAACCACATCAACGCAAAGATCAATGCCTCGCCACTGAAGATTTTATACTAGATCATAACTGTGGTTATGAATATATGAAACAGTATAATGAAATTACTGGTGAGTGTATGGAGTTATATGTTGATGAGTATGAAAGTTTGATGCAGTATAGATACCAACAAGTGTATCTAAACGTTCAGAAAACTGAACCAGGTCAAGGTTATCATGCATGGCATTCTGAAAATGGTTCTCTAGGAACTAATCGTAGAATATGTGCAACTATGATGTACCTTAATGATGATTTTGAGGGTGGGGAGACTGAGTTTCTTTACCAACACAAACGTTTCAAACCCAAGAGAGGACAAGTATTAATCTGGCCAGCAGGGTTTACACATACTCATAGAGGATTACCTCCTTTGGATGGTGCGAAATACATTTCTACATCATGGACAGAAAACATAAACGCATAAAATGGCAAATTGGTATCAAGATCAACTGACTAATAAAAACTTTCTATCTCCTATAGGATTTTTATTCTTATTGGATAGAGCAAAGAAGACAACATTCTTATGTCAGAAAGCAAATATACCCGCATTTACAACAGGTAATATTGAAATACCGACACGTGGTTTTGTCACCATACCAGTTGAAAGTACAGCATCATATGAAGATCTAACTATAGAGTTTATAGTAGATGAGGACTTAAGAAACTATATGGAAATACATAACTGGATGAGAGCATTATCTACACCAGGTGAATACGAGGATAGATATAATTGGAATCAAGAAAATCAGGTCAGAGGAACTGGGAATGATCCACGATTCTCTGATGCTACATTGCAAGTATTGAACAATAATAACCTTGCAAACTTTGATGTTGTTTTTAAATCAGTCTTTCCTATCAACTTATCATCACTACCATTCGATGTCACAGGATCAGACAACAATTATTTTACAGCAACAGCAACTTTTAGATATACCTTGTATGAGGTAAGGAACGTAAATTCACCAACACGTAGGTAAACATGGCACTATCAGACAAAACACAAAAATGGTTCGACAAGTTTGTCGAGTGGGATAAAAAATTAATAAAGAAATTTCAAGATAAATATAAATTGTCAGACTATCAAATACATTGTCTTGCTTTCGCTAAGGGGTTTATAATAGGTGCTATTCTCCTTTGAAAAAACCTTTGGTAAAGGTGTAGATCCTTGGTATAACAAGGCAGAACGATGGGTTAAGAAGAAATTCAAGAACCCTTTCGTCAGGCATCTAGCACTTGGTTTGATAAAGTGGTTGAAAAAAAAGTGGATCTATGCTAAAATAGAAAACACAATGCGATCAGTTGACGCACAAGCTGAACAATTAGTAAAAGAGTGGGACAGGAATGAACCAATTAAAAGACCAAACATCGTGGAGAAAGGAGTATTTGGAGATGAAGGCTGGTCTCTCGAAATTTCAAATCCAATTGTTGAACGAAGGTCCGAAGCAACTAGCACAGGCATGGTTACTAGGAGCGATGCACAACGACTACGAAAAGATGAAAGGGATCAAACCCAAGAAAGAGAAAACAGTGAACTGTCAGAGCAGTCTCCAAGATTTCTTCAAGGAAACGAAGGATCAAGGAGTGTAATACCAGACCCTTGGATTGATAATGAATCTGGAACAGATACAGGAGATGTGGAAAAAGGATTCAGTAATTGATAACGATCTTTACTGCGAAGAATCCACAAAAATACCACAACTCCATATGAGATATATGGAATTATATACGACGTTCGGTCTGATGAAGAAAGAACGTGAGATTGAGATGAAAAGACTTATCCGAGAGAAATGGATATACTATAAAGGTAAGGCACCCTCATCTGTATATAAAGAGATGCCATTCGATTATAAATTAACTACGAAGGAAGAAGTTAATATGTTTATAGAAGGTGACGATGACGTAAGAAAGTTGCAATATAAAATAGAGTATGTAGAACAATGTCTTAATTACCTAGATGGTGTATTGAGACAGATCAACAATAGAAATTTTCAAATTAAAAATGCTATTGATTGGACTAAATTTCAAAACGGATTATGAAGCACGTACTGTTTGATTTAAAAGAATGTCTAATTAATGCTCCATTAAATGAT